TTATAACGATACCTCTTTAGGGCTCGGTCGATATTTTCACCTTTGTTTACTTTTACTATTAACATATATTACTTCAATATAAATAAATATCTCTAAAAAATCAAATTTGACACACAAGGAGTTATTTGCTATTATTAACAGTAAATAAACGAAGTATATGAAAACAATGTATGAAAAAAGGGAAGACTTCAAAATTAGACATTTTTAAAAACGCAAAATGTAATTACGGGACAGTAGATTCCCAAGAATTTAAATCACTTTATATCTCCATTCAATCGTGGGTCCAACCAAAAAAAGAAGCCACAAACTGGGACCGTGTAACGGGGAATATGTGTAGAGAAATAAAACACAATTTATTGGAGTCAGTAGACCCATTAACGTTCGAACAAAAAAATATTGTAGACTTAGATTTACGAAGTAGTGGAATTCAGTTGGGAAAGAGAAGTTTTATGAATTTAGAAATTACACTATTCATTAAAAATCCTGTAGATTTTAAATCACCAATATTAAGACAAAAAATTAAAGATATTTGTAAGTCAGTTTATAATGACGAACTGATGAATTCAGAGTATTTTACCTTCTACAAAACAAAATCGGTGAAAGTTTAATATTTATATTAAAACTTAATCGGTGAAAATCACAATTACAGAATCACAATTAAAAAGATTAAAAAAGGTTATCAATGAGGCTAATACCGTCATTGATGACCTTAATAATCGTATTGACCCCGCCCAATTTATATTTGAAAAGGAATTTACCACTGTGACTTTTAACAAAGTAATGTTGGAAGGAGATATTGAAGATGGGTTAAGTGTTTTGGTATCCATAGACAAGGTTTTATACGAATACTATGGTGAGAAAGACGTGACAGAATTTGCAAACATATGGGCAATAAAAGACATTTATACAGGTGATGATTTACCGTTAGGTACAGATATATCTATTCATGTTGCAAATATTATGAATAAAAAATATACAAAGTATCTCGGAGTTAATATTACTGAGTGGGATATCATTATAGAATAATCTCCATTTAAGAGTATTTATAATAAAGAATTATTACTATGAGAGTTTTAGGACCACAAGATACAGGTAAGGGCATTTTAATAGAATGGGACGCAGGATTTATCGACCCAAAAGAAAGAAGGAATGCTGAAGTGATTAAAGAGTCTTATGGACAGTTGGACCATTCAAAGCCGTTTGAGTTCTATGCCGTCCTACAAAAATACGACACCCCAAACAGAAACGGTCGTGTATATCCTGAAAAGATTTTACGTAGAGAAGCCGACAGATATCAAGGAGCAATCAAAAAAGGATTGTCCATATCTGAACTTAATCACCCTGAATCATCATTGATTGATTTGGACCGTGTATCTCACCTTATCACAGATATGTGGTGGGAAGGTAATACATTGATGGGTAAGATTAAACTTCTAACCTCACCAGGTTTCCATAAGGAAGGTGTTGTTTCATGTCCAGGTGACCAAGCGGCAAACCTTATGAGACAAGGTGTGACAATGGGGGTATCTTCTCGTGGTGTGGGTTCTTTAGCTAAAAAGGGTGAAAGAAACGAAGTTCAAGAAGATTTTGAACTTATTTGTTTTGACTTGGTATCATCACCATCTACACCAGGTGCGTATCTTTTCTTGAACAAAGACGACAAAATGAAGTATGACGAAAACTTGGAAGAGGAAAAAAGACCACAAAATGAACCACGTTTAGATGGTGGTATGGGTGCATCTATTGACTTAATGAAAAGATTGTCCGATTATTTAGGGTATTAAAAACTAAATAAGTGTCAATTATGGAAGAAAAGTATTTCGTTGCGAAAATCAGTTATGACCTCCCTGATGAAAATTCAGGTAAAATCAAAAAAGTCAGAGAAGAGAAACTCGTTAAGGGTATCAACGTTACTGATGTTGAAGCCAAAGTAACCAAAAATTTCGAGGGCTTTCCACACGATTGGAGAATCACTGCGTGTGTTGAAAGTAAAATCGATGAGGTGTTTGAGTAAAAAATCTTAATCTTATTAACTGTAAAAATCGGGCTAAAACCCGATTTTTTTATGCTCTTATATATAATAAAATAAATTTTTTATGTTTTCGCAATATTTATAGAGAAAATAAACTCTTGCGCAAAAAATTATAATGAGCGAAAACAAAAAATCATTAGTTGAAGAGGCACTATTACAAATGAAAAATTTGGAAGAAGCCGTTACTCAAAACGCAAAAGGAATACTTGCTTCTACTATGAAGGAAGAAATCAGCGAATTAGTAAAGGAATCTCTGTCTGAGGAGGATGTTGAGATTGAAGACGTGGCAATGGAAGAAGGTTCAGAAATAGAAGAAGGTTCATACAAAATGGACGAACAAGAAATGGAACTTGACATTGACGACGAAGAAGAGGATATGGACATGGATATGGACATGGACTCTGATGAAGAATCAGAAGACGAAATGGAAGACGAAGGTGAAGAAGTTGACATGGCTGACATGTTAATGATGGACTTACCTGGTGACGATATGGAAGTCGATGATGAAGAAGAAGTTTTACTTCCTTTGGATTTAACTGATGCATCTGACGAGGAAATCTTAAAGGTTTTCAAGGCTATGGGTGAAGAGGACGGAATCATTGTTAAACAAGACGGTGATGAAATTACACTTAAAGATGATGAGGCTGACGTTGAATACCAAATCCAAATGGAATCTGAAGAAGAGAAAGACCATGATATCGATGCTGTTCGTGACGACTTAGACCAAATTGCAAAATTGGCGAAAGACGCTGGTGAAGATGCTGAAGATATGAAAGAAGGTGAAGACTTGGAAATGGATATGGACGAGATTGTTTACGAAATTGAAATGGACGAAGAGGACATGGAAGAAGGTGAATACTCAGAAATGGATGAGGAAGTAGAAGAAGGTCAAGGTTACAATGACAAAGAGGACGAACATCTTGGTGATGAGGACGGTAAGGAATCATCTAAAGATATGTCAATGAAAGGAAGAAGAGATGTAGCTGCAGCTGACGAGAAAAGACACGGCGACCGTAAATACTCAGCAGTTGGAACTATGGATAAAGAAGAATCTAAAGAAGGTATGGTAAGAAGTCACGCTGCTGGTCAGAAAGCTTCATCAGACAAATCTAAAGGTCTTCCGAAACCACACTCTATTCCAAACAGAGCACATTACAACGAATCTTTGGAAAAAGAAGTTCAACAACTTAGAGAAAAGAATGAAGAGTACCGTAAGGCACTTAACATCTTTAAAGATAAGTTGAATGAAGTTGCTGTGTTTAACTCAAACTTGGCTTACGCAACTCGTTTGTTCACGGAAAACACCACGACCAAACAAGAAAAAATCAACATTCTTAGAAGATTCGACTCAGTTGAAACTTTGAAAGAATCTAAGGCTTTGTATAAGACTTTGAAAGAAGAATACGATGGTATGGAAGCTAAGAAACTAACTGAATCAGTTTCAGATAAGGTTTCTAAGACTCCATCTAAAGGTTCATCTACAAACCTTATCGAGTCTAAGACATATGAGAATCCACAATTCCTGAGAATGAAGGATTTAATGTCTAAAGTAATTAAATAAATAAAATCCTTAAAAAAATATTAAAATGGGAGCATTATTAGAAAGCGGTCTTGTAGGTAACATCGGTCTTAAGCACTTGAAAGTTATCAAAGAAGACACAATTAACAAATGGGACAAATTAGGTTTCCTCGATGGATTGAAAGGTCACATGAGAGAGAACGTTGCACAGTTGTATGAGAACCAAGCTTCTCACTTAATCAACGAAGCATCATCAGCGGACGGTTCAGGTTCATTCGAAACTGTAGTTTTCCCAATCGTGAGAAGAGTATTCTCAAAATTATTAGCGAACGATATCGTATCTGTTCAAGCTATGAACTTACCAATCGGTAAATTGTTCTACTTCGTACCAATGATTCAGAAGGGTCAAAATGGTCCAGGTTCACACGAAAAACCATTCGGAGCACCAGGTGCATCGACAGACATTAACCAAGGTTATGGTGCTGACGGTTACGAAAAGAACTTGTATGACCAATTCTACGAAGGTGAAGTACCAGCTTCAAACCCAGAAGGTTTGTTCGATTACTCTAAAGGTCAGTATTCAGCACTAACTCGTGACCTTGGAAACGTTAGATGGGACGGTTCTGAATTAGTTACTGCTACGGCTGGTTACTACACTGGTGAGCAAAGACAAGTTCTTGTTGCATTATCAGGTTTCTCTTCTGCAGGTGCGGGTAAATTGATTGGTCCTGATGGTCAAGAAATGGATACTGAAGACTTCTTAGCTTCTTTGGAAGTTAAAACTTCAGGTAGTTCACCGGCAGCATACTGGAACTTTAACGTAGTAACTCAGAAATACGGTAAAGGTATGGTTCAGTATGGTTCTGAAACTCAAACTAACTTCTACTCAAGTCCAGCAGGTCCAGGTGGTTCTTACGATAACATCTGTGATGTTACCGGAATTATTTACTTGGCAGTTGACACTTCAGAAGTTGCAGGTATCGGTTCTAACTCATTAGACGGATACTCAGGTCATACATTCACTGCGACACCTGCATTCCAAGCAACTTACAGAGTTTACAAAACTTTGGAATTTGAAGATGCAATTGGTGAGGTTTCTTTCGACCTACAGTCTGTAACAGTATCTGTAACTGAAAGAAAATTAAGAGCACAATGGTCTCCAGAATTGGCACAAGACGTTTCTGCATTCCACAACATCGACGCTGAAGCTGAATTGACAGCTTTATTGTCTGAGCAAGTTGCGGCAGAAATCGACCGTGAAATCTTAAGAGACTTGAGAAAAGGTGCAGCGTGGTCACTTAGATGGGACTACAACGGATGGAAGAGAATTTCTAACGGTTCTATTAACTACAACCAAAAAGATTGGAACCAAACGTTGATTACTGCGATTAACCAAATCTCAGCTCAAATCCACAAGTCAACTCTTAGAGGTGGTGCTAACTGGATTGTTGTTTCTTCTGAAATTTCAGCAATCTTTGACGATTTAGAATACTTCCACGTATCTAACGCGGCACCTGACCAAGACCAATACAACATGGGTATTGAAAGAGTAGGTACATTATCAGGTAGATATCAAGTATATCGTGACCCTTACTTCCCACCTAACCAAGTATTGTTAGGACACAAAGGTTCTTCTTTGTTGGATACAGGTTACGTTTACGCACCATATGTACCACTACAGTTGACTCCAACTATGTATAACCCATTCAACTTTACACCAATCAAGGGTATCATGACTAGATACGCTAAGAAAATGGTTAACAACCGTTTCTACGGTGTAATTAAAGTTGACGGTGTTAGAACATTCAACTTAAACCAATTAAGATAATATATCTTAATATGATAATAGAAAGGGGACCATTGGTCCCCTTTTTTTATTTCCTATATTTTCGTCTACAAAATGGTGATTCTTCACCAAAATACATACATCTTAATAATTCTATTTCAATACGTAAAGGTTGAAACTCATCACCTGTATGTGGACGATGACCTTCATTAATTGCCTTCATAATGGTCAATTCATTTTTGACAATTATTGAACTCATTTCATTTTTTGTCATAATAATATAGTTTGCATAAAAAAGGGGGTTTTTACACCCCCAATTTATCGAATAACAATAAATTATTCTGTTACTTCTTCAACAGGTTGTTCTGTTGGAGTTTCGTCTGTCGGAGTATCCGCAGGTTTTGTAATTGTTCTGATTGCTTTTGAAAGTGTTTCACTTTCCTCCATTGTGTAAGCGTTTCTTGAGTGAGCTGCTCTTGCCGCCTGAACTAAGATGTAAAGACCTTGGTCAGGAGTCATATTTGTGATGAAGTTATCCAAATCAGATGTTTGGTTGTAATTGATGCTACCGAACAAGTTACCGATTGGTTTTGGAGTTTCAGTCTCAGTTACTTTTTCTTGAGTTGTTTCATCCAAAACTTGGTTTACTTGTTCTTCAACAGGTGCCTCAACTTTTGTTTCTTCGGCTTTCTTACGAGTTGTCGTTTTTTTGGTTGCAGTTGTACCTTCTGCAGTTTTCTTTGGTCTAGCCATAATTCTAAATTTAGTTTTTATTTAATGTTATTCTCGAATATTTATTATATGAATAGTAAAACAAACATTCAAGTCAATAATATGTCAAAATATCTATTAAGTGAAGATTTAGCCGTTTGGTTTGGTAAAAAAAAGAAGAAAAAAGGTTCTTCTCAACCAAAAGGACCGTGGGTTAATATCTGTAAGAAGAAAAAGGGTGGTGGTCATCCACCGTGTGGACGTAAGGATGCTGACAAGGGGGCTTACCCTGTTTGTCGTGCCGCTGGTGTGGCAGGTAAAATGAGCCAATCTGAAAAAGACTCTGCTTGTCGTAGAAAAAGAGAAAAGGAAAAGAAAGACCCTCAATCGGGTAAAGGACAAAAACCGACACGTATTAAAATCAAAAACCATAAAAAGAAATCTAAAAAAGAATCTGTGGATACAAAGTTAATTCAAAACATTCTTAGCGAGTTTATTGAAACTAAGACAACTATTTCTGAGGAGATGCAATATCATATAGATAATAAGATATCTATTTCTGAAGGATTGTTCCGTAGAGGAAGTGATAAGTATTTTGAGGTTATCAACGAAGCGAGAAAACTTAGAGATAAAGGTTTTTATGTTAATGAAGAGGATAACGAATTATTGAATAGTGATTTGGGTAAATTCTTCATCTACGAAGGTGAGAGATTACCTTTAGATTTCCCAATTGTTAACGAAGCCGAATATAAAGGTAAGGATGTTGAATTAAACAAACCTAAATCAGGTGGTCCTAAGAAATGGTATGTTTATGTCCGTAATCCTAAGACGGGTAAAGTTAAAAAGGTAAGTTACGGTTCCCCTGTTATGACTGCAAAATGGAATGACCCTGAAGCGAGAAAGAGTTTTGCTGCGAGACACCAATGTGATAAGAAAAAAGACAAAACTAAGGCTGGTTATTGGGCGTGTAGAGCACATAAAGATTTTGGTAAGAATGTACCTGGAAGATTTTGGTAATGGTATACGAACAGGAAAATATCGGTAAGTATAAATTCAAAAGAGTATTCACTGAAAATGTGGAGACGGATGAACTTATTTGGCACCGTGATAGAGAAGATAGAAAGGTTTATGTTGAATCGGGTAATGATTGGATGTTACAGATAGATAATGAACTACCTCAGGTCTTGCAAGAGGGACAAACTTATTTCATCCCTAAGATGACATATCACAGAGTAATTAAAGGTACTGGTGACCTTAAAATCATTATTGATGAATCTTCAAACTATGTGAGGGTTCCAAAAACAATCAAAGAAAACGCAAAGAAAGGTGTTTATTACTCAAAAAGAGAGGGTAAGGTAAACCGTATTGCACTTTCGTTAGTTGAGAATGAATACGTATCTAAAGATTTATTAAAAGAAATCAAACACATTTTAGATGGTCAAAAGATTTTGTCGGAATCAATAAAAAAGTCCGACTTAAAAAAATCGGACTTCTATTCTTTGGGAGGAGAAAATACCTATAAATGGGTATTAAGACACCTAGTGTAAGTTATTTACCACAGGAGTGGTCATTGGAGGTTTAATTCCCACACGATATTTTTGGCTTGTGAAAACTTTTGGTTTGAATAAAGCGAAGTATTCTAATGCGTGTTCCGCAGAGATAGATTGTGTTTCCATAACAATCTTTTCATCTTTAATTAATTGATAAGTTGTTTGTGACATATTCGAAGAGTTATTTAAGTTGCAAATATAATATTATTTTTTACCCGGACAATATTTTCCCGAACATTTTTTGTTTCCATTTACATCGGGCATCTTTCCTTTACATACCTGAACCGCATATCCGTTAGCATAAGCAGATGGGTAAACTTCATATTTAGCCTTTGCAGCCGTAATACCTCTTTTACACAGCGTTGTGTCTTTTTTCTTCTTTTTAGATTTTTTCTTCTCGTCAATAACTCTTCTGACGATTTGTTCTAACATGTCTTCAGTGATGGTGATTACCTTTTTCATTTTCTGTTAACTATTTGGAATTGAACCTCTCTTTTATAAGTATTGACTTCACGGTCAGAAACCACCTTCATATCGATATAATATTCGTTTGGTATCTTATCTCTCATATCAAACATAAAGAAGTAACCATCAGCTGCTCTGTTGATTTTTGTCCAATCCTGAACCTGAACTTCAGTTGACCCTTCCTTAACGTAAACTCTGTAGTAAGCATCTACATTAGTAATCATCTCTTTTGCAGTATATGCCTTTTTGATGGTTACGTTTACTTTTCTAATATCAGAAGATAAAATCTTCTCACCCTGTTTGATTCCGTTAAAATCGAAACCATACATCTTAGGTTCTTGTGTTTCTGTTCCAATAGTGAAATAGTTTTCACCTTTCTGTAAAACAAACTCATTCTCCACAACAGGTAAGTCCTCACCGTTATACTTTAAGTTATCCCATCTGTCGTAATACATACATGGGACCGTGTCTGAAGTAATTGCCGGTACGGAAATCTCATACATACCTAATGTTCTTGAACATGCGGTATATTCACCAATCAACACATCATCAGCATCATAAATCTTAACTGTTGGGTCTTCATCCAATGATATTGGATTACCGGCAACATAAGTGTATAAGAATAATTTGTTTGTTTTATTTTCGTAAAATGTATATCTATCATCCTCAACTAAATCATTATAGTTGGTTTCAAGATATGGCTCGTAGAACGTTTGAGTGTGGCGTGAGAAGAAACCCACTGCATAATTCTCAGTCATCCCAGTAATGTTTTCAACATCAGGTACAAATGCAATTCCCCAACCTGAGTGGTTTGCAGTTCCACCTGTGATAAGAGAGTTAATCTCATCAGTCATATCAAATTCAATATCTTCATTACCAAACTCAAAATGTTGAGTATCAACAATAGTTAATCCTGAATAATTTAATCCGGTAATTTGGTTTGAGTTGGTGTTGTCGTAGATACCTGGTAGTGACCAATTTTTAACTGTCGTTCTTTGATACCAGTTTACAGGTCGGTCAGAAAAAGATTTATCGGTTGCCAGTTCCTGAGAAACTGACATCGCGTTTGAACTATTAAGGGCTGTTGAAGAGTTGTAGTAATCATACCCAACACCTTCGTCCCATAACTGAGGGTTACCTGTTGAACCTGATACTTTAGGGATTCTAAATAATACCAAATCAAATGATGTTGCTCTTCTTCTTCCGTTTGACCACGTGGTGTTCAATAACTCCTCATCAAATGAAGAGGTGTTAGTCATCTTAAGAGTGTGGGTCATATCAAAGGTACAACCTGTTGAAATGGTCCCGTCGGCAATCTTTGCATTCAACTGAGATAAGTCCAAATCAAAGATAAAACGACTATAACCCATGGGGGATATGACGTTATCTACTCTACCAAAAAATAATTCAACAACAGGGTTTCTACCTGTGTTGGTATAAGAGTTAAAAATTAACGTATCGTTTTTACTAAAATATGACTTATGAACAGACATTGCAACTTTTTACTATAAATACTTAGTTAAGACGAATATTTTTGTTTAAGACCTTATTAGTTGCGTCAATAAGTTCTTTTAGTAAATCATTTAGTTGAGTTCCGTCTGTAGATACAGGTGCTGGTGGTAAACCTGGATAAGGGTGGACGTGAGTTGATAAGAATTGAACAATCAAACTTATCAGGTCCAAAAGTTCTTCACCTCTAACCATTGACGATGTCTTTGGTTGAATCTCATCCACCATCTTTGTTTGAGTGATACCATATAGAGTATCGTTAAAATCTATAGCCGACTTAGCCGGATTCACAGTATCCTGAGATAAAAGATAAACCTGTTTAGCACCCATAAATGCCGCGGTATTCTCCTGATTTAATATTCTTTTTGGTCTGACATATTCCTTCTTCGTCTTTTTTGGAACAGAGGTTTTTAACTTCTTATCGTAAATCAAACCATTACCCAATAATGTGGTGATGTATTTTGATGGGCTAACCAATTGAAACAAGGTGCTCAGATTTGAGAATATTGCAGGATTTGAACTCGCATCCACTGACCTCACTTTGTTAACATCACTAGCGTTTGGTCTGTAATAGAACGGGAATTGATTGTTAATTAATGTTCCATCGTCTAAACGACCTTCAACTATCTGTTCCATAAACTTATTGATGGTTGACGCCACTTCCTCTAATGGTATTGGACCAAATCTTTTAATATATTGAGGTTGAATAAAGTTAGTGATATCAGATAAAACTCCAACAGCATTTGCCATTGTTGACCCTGATGTATCATCGGCGATAACATTGTATAGAATAATTTGACCTGTAAATGCACTCATGGAGTTGCTCGGATTGTCAATATGATATTCTATCAGTTTTCGGATATTGGTATCCTGAGATTGTAATACAAACCTTTTTTGTAATGGTGCATATTGTTCTGTTGTCTCATATTTTGAGAGTTGTATAAATGCCCTGTCATTATCCAATGTCGGAATCTCAGTATTTTGAAATGGTCTGTGCTTTCCTGCACGTAATAAAACCTCACCGTCTTTAAGGATAAGGTCACTATTGTTTCTCCCTAAGATTGCAACGTCTTCAGGTTGTGGATAGATACCCACTGCTGTTGGCTTTAACTCCCCATTACCGTCTTTTAGTTTTGGGTATCTAACATTTCTAATACCCGCCTCTAAGAATGTCTTTGAAGAGTTGTGATTTTCTTCAGATATTCTCGTTGGTGACGAGAATGGTCCCTGAACGTAGAATTGGTTTTTTTGTGTTTTGTTGTTAGGATTTGAATACATCACATGGACATACTCATCTACTTTTGGGACCTGATAAACAAAGTATGGTAATAGTGGTAAAAACACAAAAGGGTCTTTTACTCCCCATTTGTCAGTCTTTTCATTCCAGTTAGGGATTGAGGCTAAACGGTCACTGATATTTTGGTTTTCAGGGAATACACGAATGCGTCCCATCATAAACGGGTCGTCATTGTCTACTACCTTACCACCATAAATAATTCTTCTGTAATCCCCTTTTGTTTCCATTACTTATTACCTCTGACTTTGTATTCGTTTAAGATATCGTTATATATCTTTTCTGTTGCGTCCAAATGGTAAGTCAATTTCATCAACATCTCTTTTGTTTGTTCGAAGTCTTTATTGAGTTCTTCCATCGCAAGTTTCAAATCTCCGTTTGAACGATTTTTATAATTCTTGATTATTTCTTGTAATTTACTCTGTTCCATTATCTTGATTTTCCTACACCTCTAGAAGGTAATGTTACGCCTGCCGGTGTCATAGTCAACGGTGGAATATAAACCTCAGTAACACCATTTTCGTCTTGTTCTTTCTTCCCACCTTTAATTTGAGATAGAATAGATTGCAGCATTAAGTTTGGTGACCCATCAGGTAAATCATCGGTTGGTAAACCTGATTTTTCCATTTCTTCAATAACGTTTGCAAACATCCTCGTCTCAGAAACACCAGGTAATGAACCTGCAAGTGCTAAAGCGAACAATGGTAAATTAAGATTTAATCTACCGACGGCTAATTGTAATAATGCCAATAACTCATCTATTACAGATTTACACCTCCTCCAATCCTGTATCAAACCTGTGAGTATGATTGCGGTTGATAGAATGGATGAAATAATCCTAACAGTTGATTCCTGACTTTCTTTTCTGATATCATTCAATAACGCCAATACAATACTGTCAATATTGTTCTTAATTGCGTTAAATAATTCTTCCACGAAGATGGCACCCACCTTACTCATCACCTCAACTAAGAACGATTTCATTTTATTAATGAACTCACTAATGTCTTGAATTTGGTCGACAAATACATTCCCCAGTGCTTTGAATATTACAAACATCCCCAATAGATTTTTAGGGGAAAGTAAAGTTGCCATAATTGCTTGAGGGATAACTTTTAACATATCCTGTTGAATAGCGAGTTGGAAGTTAATGTTTGGAAGGGTAAACTGCCAATCCTCATTATCACCAATCTCAGTACCAAACTTAGACAGTTGCTCCAACTTCTCACCATCTGTGTTAAAGTTGTCTCTAATATCTTGAAGGAATGCAATGGTTTCTTGGTCCTTCATTGGTAATTTTACATTATCACAATCTGTAAACTCTACAACACCTTTAATGATATTTTCAACATCATTTTCAATGTTACGTAAATCTATTGAGCTCATTTGAAAGAAACTGTCGTCCAATTGTTCGTTGACGGATAGTTTAGCAATTCCTGAAACATCAATCTCCTTTTGATTATCAAAACAAAGACCTAAGATTCTTTGAAGAATAACCTGAAGTTTTTTCATCTCACCCAATTGGGTTTGACCCACATTCAGATTAAATGAAATTGCACCCATCAAATATTCGATAATATTGCTAATTAACTCATCAATATTCAAAAGGTCTATACTCATGTAATAGTCGTATAGAAACTCGGTAACTCTATTAATTTGGTCAGGTCTATTCTTTAATGTGACTTTGTAGAAATTACCATTATTACCAAAATTATCTTGAGTAACATATGCAATGTCCATAATCGCATTACTTGATGCACCAATATAGTTGGCTAATGCAACACCAGCATTTTGGGTTCTTTCATACAATTCTCGGTTCATTGAGAACGGTATTGTCCCGTTTGCGGTGTTTAACTTTTCATATCTTAAATTACTTGGAGACTCATTTGGTGAGTCTTTTAATGTTTGAAATAAATCTATAGACTCAACACGAATGTAGACATCATTATTCTGATAAGTTTGTTCCTCTGAACAACCAACCGCTTTGATGGTTTCTTGAATCCAAAGTTCCGTAATCCTACTCTTAGTTTCTAAGATAGTATCATTGTAAATCTCTGTAAGTTTTTTTGTGGATTCATATTTAGATTCTTTACCTTCACCCTCTTTTGATGATATCATAAAGATTTCAGTAAGTTGGTCCAATTGTGAGGTTATGGAGTCTTTGATTAACCTACGTTTTTCATCGGTATACCCCTGAGCAGTTTCACCCCATTCGTTTAGATTACTAAAGTGTTTTTCTTGTGCTTTGGCAAAGTTATCACCAGCTTGGTCTTTTTTCTTTTGAGCAGCATCTTTTTTTGACTGAACAGTCTTCTTATAAGCACTTATTTTGTCTTTAATTTTTTTGTAATCGTCACTGTTGTCAATTGCCATTCTTAGAGAATATTAGTCTAATTTATACCCTCCGTCTTTGTCATCTTTCTCAGTATCTTTTTGAATAAGTGCAGATAAAACATCTTCATCCATCTCAGCGAGATTGAAGGTCTCTTCACTGTTGTTTTGTGATTTTTCCCAAATAGTGGATTGAAGTTTAGATAAAGTTAACTTCTTTTCGATGGTGTCGTTAATAATCTTTTGTTGTTCTTTGATTACAGGACCAATAACCGTCATATCTTCGGGGTCCTTTAACATACTTAACATTTTGTTTTGAATTCTAACGGCAGTTGCTCTCTGCTCCACAAGCTCGTTGTAGATTTCCTGCATTAGACTGAGAACGGAGTCTTTACTTAAAACAATTTCTTTTTTCTTCGGTCTTCCCATAGTAACAATAAATATCTTTCCATTCCTTTTTACAAGTTATGTATCTTCTTTAGAAGTTCGTAATAAAGGTTTTTGAATTTTTTCATCGAACTTCTAATTTCTTTAGTGGACATATTGGTCATCTCTCTAAGTGAAAGTAAGATGATATTCTTATTAAATTTATTGTTGTCGGTACCTATGAATATCTCGTCATAGTTTTCGAAAAGTTGAATCAATGCGAAACCTAACTTTTGTTCGTTATCATTCAATTTAGTAGTTTCCATATAATCATCCATTTCTTTTAAGAATGATTTAATAACTTGACTTGGTTCAACAACGTCGTGTTCCAAGTGATAAATTAAGTCAGGTCGATATTCTAAAGATGAGGATATGTCCTCATAGGATATTTTTCTATTTTGGTCTTTTTGGTCTTTGATGATTTGTCCCATCAAATAGTTTTTACAAATGGTACCAAAATATGAATATGCCTTTTTACCTTTTGAGGGCTTAAACTTGTCAACTTTTGTAATTAAAAAAGAATGGGTGTCGTGATGTATTTCGATGAAGTCCATTCCTTTTCTATAAAGTTTGTACCTCCTTATGATTGATTCAATCATCTTATCTAACGGAGCCTTCAAATAGTCATTATAGATTTTATTTTTTTCGTCAAAAGTGGAGGCGGACAAAAACATTCTAACCGCATGTTCCTCGCGCTCAGCAAAGTAATTGTTGGTAGTCTTCGGCTTCCTCCCACGTTTTTTGGGAGGATTGACCGAAGTTCCTGTCATACCCGATAAAAACATTAAACCTCACTTGGTTCATATTTTATGTTTCTGTCTTCAACGAAGAAGTGTTCTTTTTTAGCTGCGTCCAACCAAAACTTAACTTCATTATCAGAAACTCTTTGTTCACCATTTTTGTAGTTCCAGAATATGGACCCCTCACGTAAGTTTACGTGTTTGTAACCAATACGAGGGATGGTCATGATTTTTGCTGAGTTGTATGTTAACCTCAATAAAAATTCGTAAACGAATGTAAGTTTCATTGAGGGTTTGAATCCACCTAAGTCTTGGTAAGTTTCTTTTTTGATAACCATACCACTACTTTGGAAGTTCTGATAGTTAAGTAGGACCTCGTTAGTTAATACACCGATTTCGGTATTCATAGATGCCGCGAATGTTGCTTCGTTTGTGAAACCCGCAAAAGCTCCTTTGTTGTCAACATCCACAACCAAAGATAAGAATCCCTCATATTCAGGATAAGCTTCAACAAATCTTTTTACGTTTTTAAACCAAATAGATGCGTATTCATCATCAAACTCTAAGAATGATACCCACTTTGATTTTGCATTCTCAACGCCTAAATTCATTTGTGTTGCGAAATCTGTTTTTCCTTTGTTTTCAACCAAATTTACAGTTAATCCACTGAAATCAAAATTAGTTAAATATGAAACCAACTTCTCTTCGTCAGAGTGAACCAATACCAACTCTGTTGGTGATACGGTTTGATTTTGAATTGATTGAATTGATGCGGTGAAAAGTTCTTCAAAGTTCTTATGCATGTAACTTTCCACTGGTAATATTACTGATACGTCTAAATTCTCCATTTTACTCTACTTCTTCTACTTTAAGTTTATTAAGTTGCTCCTCGAAGTTTTCCAATCTTACGTTGATGTAACTATTGAAAGTTTCAACAATCGTTCCTTGGAATTTTTCTTCGTCCATGAACTTCGCAGCGGTTTCTAACCCTGCGTCGTATAGTTGGTCTGAGATGTTGTCTTCCAACCAATTTTGTGTGAACTCTGCCAATACATCAACAATGTTATTGTATTCATAAGTCCATACACCATTTTTCTCGTCCATCCAATCAGGTTTCATATTTGGAACCTTACCAATTACTGGTGTTCTACTTGCCATAGATTCAAGTGGGAATGTTCCGAAACCTGAAGTGTCGTCCACCCAAACAGATACATAAGCATCTCTCAAATACTCAGCAAACTCTTCTTGGTTAATACCTCTCATATCACGGAAGGTAACCCAACGGAATTGTGGGTATTTTAAGTAGAATGATTTGATAATCTTCATAGTGTCTCTTTGGTCACGAGTGTGAATAGAAACGATTGGTTTTGATGGTTTGTCTTTTGCAACAAACGTAGAAGGGATAAGTGGTTCAACAATATCAAAAGTTGTATTCTTCATCACCCCTTTAATGTAATCCGCTTGAAGTTGGTTAGTGGTAATACACTTACGGAATCCGTATTGTGCCCAATTCATACCAGGTTGGATTGTTTCCAACATGTGGTCGTATGCTTGACATAGAACGATTTTACCTGATGGAATCTGACTAACCTGTTCAAATACGTGACCGTAGATTTCAGGGATAATCAAAAAGTCCTCAGGGGAAACCTGAAGGTCTTGACCGTCGATAGACTGATGAGGGAGTTCCATATATTCTTCACCCATCCAACTACCCACACCTGCGTAGTCTTTTGTTTCATGTAATATTACAGGGTTGAATCCATTATCTTTCAATGTTTTTGCCATTTGATAGATGTAACGAATACCACCTTTGGCGTTGCCTTTGGTGTCTTGCACCAAAAAGAAAAGCTTCGAGTTTTTCTCACGAAGATTTCCAATAGACTTTTCTAATTTGTTAATAGTGTCTTGCTCCATTAGTATGCAGTTTTTATAATGTTATATTTTAATAAAGTATTAAATGCCAACTTAAAGGGAAGGCTCAACTCATTTGTTTTGATTACACCTAAGTTATTATCTATCTCTTCTCTTTCTGACATTACAACCTCAATCATAATTTTAAGAATGTCATATTTGATTAATGAGAATTGTTGTCCTTCTTCTCCCTCTTCTTCTTTTTCGGAATTTGGCTCTTTTTTTATTTCAACCAAATCGTCCAAAGCTGTAAAATCCAAATAATAGTTTTCACCGAATATTTCAATCATCATTTTTCTTTAGTTTTAGTTCTTCATATAATCCGACTAAATCTTCCAACTTTTCGATGGTGTAATCAGCCTCTAAATCCTCATTGTAAGTGGTTTGATATTTTACAATGATTTTGTTTTTTCTTTTTGACTTAATAAGGTCAGGGTTTGCAGTTACCAATATGTCAAATTCTTTCCATATTGTTTTCTGTGTGACCTTTGAAAAGAATAGTATCTTCTCAATCAAAACACCATATTTTGATAAGAAAAATAATGTTGCTGGTTTTGACTTCTCAATCTCATCTGAGATGATAATCAAATCATTGTCGTCCCTTAAGTCGTAATAGATATCGTTTAATACGTGAAATGTGCTGTTTTCAACAGAGCCCGCATGTCCAAAAATATTCATTGGGAAGTCCACATAAAAGAAGTTCATTATATCTTCTTCATTTGGGAATTTAAAATGGTCAATGAGGTTCATACTGGTAATTGGTAAATCCATACCATACTCAAACTCTTCTTTCTCTTCTTCTGAAATTTCGTCAATGTAAAACTTTTGGTAGACTTGTTCAGCCTTACCAAAAGTATTTCTTAAAACTCCATTGATGTCAAACGCTATTTTCATTTGTCGTATTTGTCTAATATCTTAGTGATTATCGGATTACGAATGATATCTTTAGATTCGAAGTTATAGACACCAAAACCTTCGATGTCATTAAATCTAGTCATTGCATCCCACAACCCTGAATGTGTTTTGTCTTTATATCGGTCCGTTTGCTCCACATCACCTGAGATGAAAAACTTGGAGTTAAATCCGATACGTGTTAATAACAACTTCATTTGATTTGGTGTTGAGTTTTGAGCCTCTTCAAAAATCAAAATCGAGTTGTCAATGTTCATACCCCTCATATAAGCTAAAGCGAATACTTCAATAACATCCGCCTGAACTAACTTCTCTTTAGCCTCCTTACCAACAATTTTTGTTAGAAGGTAATACGATGGAAAAATGTAAGGGTCCAATTTTTCTTCCAGATTACCTGGTAACGCTCCGAGTTTCTCTTCAGCTTCCACGGCGGGTCTTACGATGATAATCTTTTCATAATCATTATTTTCATCTAATAAGAGTTGAACCGCAGCACTCATAGCCACGTAACTTTTACCAACACCAGCGGGACCTGTACAAATTGTTATTTCACTGTTTTCTAATGTTTGGTAATATTCTTTTTGACTTTCAGAAAGAAACTTCTTTCTTGGTGTCTTACCTATTATTTCTCTTATAATTTCTTTACGAGACATTTTCTTTTGACTCGTTTCAGTTCTTCTACCTCTATTTGGCATCAAATAAGTTTTTAAATATTATTTTACTAACTCTCGAGTCTCGTGCGGTGCACCAAACTCTCTACGGTAAACAGTTTCTCCACCGTCAGGACTTTCATAAATGTAAGTCTTCTTCTCCTCTTGAACCTGTTCGTTCACCCAATCAAATGTTTTTTCCATACCTATTCTTAAAGGTTGAGATACTGCCCAACCAATTTTTTCTTCATACAGTTTATTATCAGAGTTTCTACCTCTCACCCCTAACGGACATGTAAACCCGTATTTGGCGACAAATTCTTCACCCTGTATATTCTTAATTTTAAGGTCTTTTCCTGAGATATCAATAGCCATCTGTGCCAACTCGTTGATAGATACCATCTCCTCTGAACCGATATTTACAGGACCCTTAAAATCAGACTCCATAAGTCTTAATACTGCCTCGACACATTCGTCCACATATAAGAATGAACGAGTCTGCTCTCCATCACCCCATACTTCGATTTCACCACCTTCAGGAGTCTCAGCCACTTTTCTACACATTGCGGCAGGTGCCTTCTCTTTTCCACCCGTCCATGTCCCCATAGGTCCAAAGATGTTATGGAAACGAGCAACCCTCACATCTAATCCGTAGTTACGATTGAACGCTAAGAATAATCTCTCAGAGAATAACTTTTCCCATCCATACTCAGAGTCAGGATTTGCCGGATATGCAGATGATTCTTCACAGTTAGGGTTTGTTGGGTCTAACTGATTGTGTTCAGGATACATACATGC